CGCAATCCAAGACTTGACGCAGACGACCCCGTTTGGTTTCGTTACGAAAAACGAAGGCAACACGGTGCTTTCTGTCATTAAGAACCTTCAGGATCGCGTTGCTGAGCTTGAGGCTCGTATGCAGGCTTACGGACTGTTGCCGTAATTATGAACATATATCTTCGCCACCCGGTTCACGGGCTAAAAATCGCCATCTCGGATGTAGAGGCGGCTATGGACTACGAGCACGGTTGGGAGGAGTATGATCCTTTGGAACCGGCGGCGCGGCAGGAAGAACCTGCTGCGTCGCCGGAACCAAACCAGTTAAAGCGTCGCCGCAGGGCAGTAGCGGCTGAAGCCTAGAGGGCTACACAATGGCTGTAACAGCCCAAAGCCTTATCAACAAATCGTTGCGATTGTTGGGCGTTTTGGCGTCTGGCGAAACCACGACGGCTGACGAAGCGCAAGATTCGCTCTACAGCCTGAACTCTATTATCGACTCGTTTTCGGCTAACCCGCAGTATTACTTCTGCACGCAGGCCGAACAGTTTACGCTGGTCAACGGCCAAAGCACGTATACGATCGGCAACGATCCCGATACATCCCCAGCGGCTAACTGGGTGACGGCACGGCCTATCCGCATCGTCGGCGCGTTTGTGCGCATATCCAACGTGGATACGCCGCTTGCGCTGATTACGGAGCAGTATTGGACTAACATTGCCAATAAGGCTGCGACGGGTACGCCGACTAAGTTGTTGTATCGACCCAACATCCCGTACGGACAGGTGGTGCTATACCCCACGCCTAACGCGGTGGTGTCGATCTTTATTAAGGCTGAACGTATGATTCAGCCGTATGCCACGCTCGTTTCGACGCAGTATCTGCCGCCCGGCTACCAGCGCTTGCTAGAGCTGTCGTTGGCGATGGAGCTGGCGCCGGAGTATGGCTCACAGGTCAAGCCTGAGATCATCGCCAACCTGCGCGCTGACCTCGACAGCTTGATCCGCACGAACATTCAGCCGTTGCCGGTTAACAAGACCGATAACGTGCCGAATACGAACACGACGTTTAACATGCCCCCGATTTAGGTGAACCATGGCAACTACCCGTGAGCTTTTGAGTGGTGCGCATCGTTTGCTGGGGCTCGTGAACTCGGGCAACGTGCTGCCTGAAGCCGTGTACCAAGACAACCTTGTTGCGCTCAATCAGATGATTGATAGCTGGAGCACTGAGCGTTTAGCGGTGTTTTGTACGCAAGATCAAACGTACTACTGGGAAGCCGGCCATCGTATCCGCACGCTCGGCCCTACGGGCGATTTTGTGTACATCCTTGCTACCCAGTCGGAGATTCCGATTGTCACGCAAGACGAAGAATATATTGGCGTCGATGACGCCACTACGCTGCGCCCAATTTTGCTTGATGATTCTACGTATTTTCGAGATCCGGCGACTAACGTGTCGTACGGCATCAAGTTTATTAACCAGTTGCAATACAACAACATTGCGGTCAAAACGGTGCAAAGCACGTATCCGCAAGTGATGTTCGTAAACATGACTTTTCCCGACATTACGTTGTCGGTATATCCAGTACCTAGCCGTATGCTGGAGTTCCATTTTATTTCGGTGCAGCCGTTGGCTAACGCAACAACGCTTTCAACCGACTTGGCTTTTCCCCCCGGCTACTTGCGAGCGTTTCGTTATAACTTGGCATTAGAGCTCGCGCCCGAGTTCAACGTAGAGCCGCCGCCTGAAGTGCGCCGGGTTGCTATGTACAGCAAGCGCAACTTGAAACGTATCAATAATCCGCGTGATCTCATGGCTATGCCGTATAGCATCATAGCGCGGCGCAACCGCTACAACATTTACGCAGGGAATTTCTAACCATGGCGACTAAAATCACCATTTCTAACCTTCCGGCTACGTCCTCATCTTCGGGTGCGGATGCGTTTGTGCTGGTTCAAAGCAACGTGACCAAAAAGATTACTAACACTAATCTTTTTACGGGCGTCACGCTCACTAGCCCTACGCTAGTCACGCCGACGCTTGGTGTGGCTACGGCTACTAGCATCAACAAAGTAGCGTTTACAGCTCCGGCAACCAACGCAACGTTGACGATTGCCGATGGCAAGACGCTGACGGCTAACAACTCCGTTACGTTTGCCGGTACCGACGCTACGACAATGACGTTCCCGTCTACGAGCGCGTCAATCGCGCGCACTGACGCGGCACAGACGTTTACGGGCACGCAGACCTTTGCGGGTGCCGTAGTGGGTAGTGTGCAGGCGCTTTCCGGTCCCGGCGCTGTCAATGTTACGACGCTGACTACAACGTTCACTTCTACCGGCGCGGGCAACGCTCTGACGTTGGCTAATGGCGTGGCGGGGCAGCTCAAGGCGATTGTGTATGTTGCCGAAGCCGCAGGTGGCGATACGGGCGTGTTGACGCCGACCAACTTTGGTAACGGTACGACGCTGACCTTTACAAATGTCGGTGACAGCGCGCTTTTGCAGTTCCTTGGCACCGACTGGTGGGTGGTCTCGCTCAACGGTGCCACCGTTGCTTAAACCATGAAAACACCGATTCTTGGGTCATCGTATGTGGTGCGTAGCCCCAACGCGGCTGACGCACGTATGGTTAACTTGTACCCCGAGGTTATCCCCGAGGGCGGCAAGGAGCCGGCGTATTTGCAGCGTTGCCCCGGCATGGAGCTGATTGCGTCTGTTGGTTCAGGGCCGATTCGCGGGCTGTGGAATCGAGAAAACGACATCTACATTGCCTCCGGCAGTGAGTTGTTCAAGATGACGCCGAACATTACGATCACCAAGCTCGGCGACATTACCGGCACAGGCCCGGTGTCGATGGCTGACAACGGCTTGCAGTTGTTTGTTGCCTGCAATCCTGACGGCTTCATTTACAATTTCACCACGGGCGTCTTTGCTCAGATTACCGATCCAGACTTCCCCGGTGCCGTCACCGTGGGGTATCTGGATGGGTATTTTGTTTTTAATGAGCCCGATAGCCAGCGCGTCTGGGTAACGAAACTGCTTGACGGTTTGTCCATTGACCCGTTGGACTTTGCGTCCGCCGAAGGCTCGCCTGACGGGCTTGTAGCCGTAATGATCGACCACCGCGAGGCGTGGCTTTTTGGCACGAACTCCACTGAAGTCTGGTACAACTCGGGCAATATTGACTTTCCGCTAGAGCGCATCCAAGGCGCCTACAACGAGGTCGGTTGTATTGCGCCGTACTCGGTCGCCAAACTCGACAACACGATTTTTTGGCTTGGCGCTGACGCTCGCGGTCGCGGGATTATTTACCGCGCGAATGGTTATCAGGCGGTACGCGTATCAACGCACGCCGTTGAGTTTGCCATTCAGCAATACAGTGATATGTCGGACGCGCTGGCGTACACGTACCAGCAGGACGGGCACGCGTTTTACGTGCTGATTTTTCCGTCCGCCGATACGACGTGGGTGTTTGACGCCGCGACCGGCGCTTGGCATGAGCGCGCGGCGCTCGTCAACGGTGAGTACAAGCGGCATCGCTCCAACTGCCATGCAGCCTTTAACGGCTACCCGACCGTGGGCGACTTTCAAAACGGCAACATCTACCAGTTCAAACTGGATGTGTACTTAGACGCTGGCGTAGTGCAGAAGTGGCTGCGCCGCTGGCGCGCGCTGCCCACCGGGCAGAACAACCTGACCCGTACAATCCATCACCAGTTGCAACTTGACTGCCAGACGGGTGTGGGCCTTTCGGGTGATGCGTCCTCATCGGCGCTGGATTTGATTCTGTCAACTGAAGGCGCGGTTGAGATTGAGACTAACCAGGCTGTAGCGCCTAACACCGCACCAAGTTCGCTTTATGCGTTGATTGGCCCGAACGTCGGCACCGACCCTCAGGTCATGCTGCGCTGGTCCGACGATGGCGGCCATACTTGGAGCAACGAATATTGGCGCGACATGGGGCCGATTGGCACCACGCAAACCCGCGTCATCTGGCGCCGACTTGGCGCGACGATGAAGTCGCGCGATCGCGTATATGAAGCCTCGGGGACTGACCCCGTTATCGTGGCTATCATGGGAGCGGAGCTACAGCTTAGCCCGACTACCGCATGACCGTACCTAACACGACTAACATTCCGGCACCTCGCGTGCCGTTTGTGGACGAACGTACAGGCGTCATCTCGCGCGAGTGGTTTCGGTTCCTTAACAATCAGTTCCAACTGACAGGTGGCGGCACGACTGCTATCTCGCTTGCGGACCTTGAACTTGCGCCATATAGCGACGCTGCGACTGAAGCCGAGCTCGCCGCAGCGCAGACGCGTATTGACGCGCTAGAGTTAGGGCCGCCCCGGCTAGAGTTTACACCCGTAAGTTTCGGGTCGTTCTTTTCAACCCAGACCCAAGCGGCGACCGTCATTAATACGGCTTACGCTATTACGTACAACAATGCTGACACGGCGTATGGCATTTACCGTGATCCGGCGGATAACAGCAAGATTAAAGTCTCGCGGCCTGCCATCTACAACGTGCAGTTCTCCATTCAGGTGGACAAGACTTCAGGCGGTAGCGGCAAGTTTTACATTTGGCCCGCCATCAACGGCACGGCGGTCGCCAATTCTGGGTCGTTGGTTCAAATTCAGGGCAACAACGCCGAAATCTTCTCGGCTGCAAACTTTTTCTTGCCGCTGTCCAACGGTGACTACTTTCAGTTATTCTTTTCCGTTGACAGTCTTGACGTGCAGTTGCAGCACTTTGCGGCGGTGGCCCCTGTGCCCGCGATTCCATCTATCATATTGACCGTGATGCAGGTGTATATATGACCGTATTCCTCTCCCCGCTGGCCGGTGCCGGCGCACAGTTCTTTGACGGTGCGGGCAACCCGCTTGCGGGCGGTCGCATCTTTACCTACACGGCGGGCACCACGACGCCAGAGGCGGCCTATACCAGCATCGGTGGCGGTACGGCGCACAGCAACCCGATTGTGCTCAACTCCGAAGGCCGAGTCCCTGCGGAAATTTGGTTGTCTGAAGCCGTTAGCTACAAGTTTATTCTGCAAAACGCCGCAGGCGTGCAGATCGGCACGTACGATGACATTTCGGGCGTCAACGATTTGACGGTCTCGGGTATTAGTTGGTCTAACGTCTCAGGCACACCGACTACGCTGGCAGGTTATGGCATTACGGATGCGCTGTCCTCGGCAACCGCTGCTGCAACCTACGCGCCGATTGCCAGCCCAACCTTTACCGGCACGGCGTTGATTCCAGACAACGCGCCGAGCAACACCAACTTTCCGGTCGGATACCGCGAGGCGCCACTTAACAGCCAAACGACGGGCTACACTCTTGTCGCTTCTGACGCCGGCAAAACTATCGTAATGAACGGCAGCAGCGTGACGCTGACTATCCCGGCCAACGCGTCGGTTCCGTTTCCGACGGGAACGGTATTTATTGTGATTAACGTCAACAGCTCCGCGCTGTCAATTGCGATTACGTCTGACACCTTGACGCTGGTTAACAGCACCACGACCGGCACGCGGACACTTGCGCAAAACGGCGTGGCGACCTGCATCAAGATCGGCGCGACCTCTTGGCTCATCAGCGGAGCGGGTTTGACCTAATGAGCGGCGCTACCCTCGTTGCGTTCATTAACGGCAGTACCGGCGGCGCTGGGGCTGGCGTGTTTGACTTTTCTGAGCCGGGGCCAGGATCGGTCGCCATACCCACGGGCGCGCTGGGCGTAACGATTCAAGTCTGGGGCGCAGGCGGTGGTGGTGGGTACGGCTACTTGGGTGAAATTGCTCCCGGCGAGCCTGAAGTGTTTGCAGGCGGGGGCGGCGGCAGCGGCGGGTATGTTAAGACTATTTTGTCGCTGTCTGGGCAAGATGGTAAAACCATCAACTACATTGTTGGCACGGGCGGACCTGGCGGCACTGGCTTCTCGCCCAACGGCGAACCCGGCGGCTTCTCTAACGTGTCAAGCGGCACGTATACGATTACAACCATGACCGGCGGCGGCGGCAACGGCGGCGACTCAGGGCAGTTTGCAAGCCAAGGCGCGGGCGGTACGGCAACAGGCGGTAACACGACCAATACGCCGGGCAACGGCGGAGCGTTCTTTACGCAGGCAGGCGCCACAGGTATCGCGGGCGATGCTAGCCTAACGGCAGGCGCGGGCGGCAACGGCGGGTTCTTCTTCGACGGCGACGCGGGGCTTTCGGGTCGCGTGCGGTTCGTCTTTACATTCTAAGGTGACGTATGGCAGTTAG